GGTCAGTTTGTGCTTGACGAGCACTGCCACAAACTGAGTTACGCGTTCGTCAAACGCGTTGGTGAGTTTCGAGATTGACACCTCGAAGTCAGCTGACGTCGGTTGATCACCGCAGCTGGCATGACCGATCCGCTTAGGAGGTGTTACATGCGCCTGCATGCGAGAGCCGGGATTCAAGATCTCGGTAAGTATCTCAGCCGAGGCAACGAGAAAAAGGTTGCTCAGGCAATCGCTTCCCTCAGTCGAGCCGTCGGAAACGTCGCCGTGGATTACCCCATGGAAAGAGCGTTGGGCGACTTAACGTCAGGGCTAGTTCCAGAAAGGGATAATCGGAGTGTCACCGACCCTGAATGGGTGGAAAAAGGGATCGCCACCTACGGCTGTCCAGTTCATACCACCTCAGACGGAACAGCTACATCCGACTACACAGTCAGTGGACACGGGCCCTGTTCTTGCAGAGCAACGACCACAATTCGTCGAACCAGAGACGCTCGAGGACAACGAGTACGTAGTGACCTCGAACAAAGGGAGTCTCAGGATCAAGGCGAACGAGGACCTGTCAGCGTTCGACTATTGGCTGATGACCATGGCGAATCTGACCGGGGAGAAGTACTACCCGCTAGAGGAATACGAGCTAATGGTCCGCCCGAGGATTACCTTCGACCCTTCAGGTCCGAGGCTTATTCAGAGGCCGTTCGTACAGTCTATGACACGGCAGGTAGTAAGACTGGAGGGTCAGACCCTCTCACAGTGGGCGAAGTGGTGGAGAATCACATTCTGCCTAACAGCTACGCTGGGGCTCCTCTGTTCCGGACTAACCGTTTTGTACTTGAGACGGCAACCCGGATGGCACTCAACATCCTTGACGGTGCTAGGGGTTTTGACCCCTATACTTTTGGCCGTCGGGTTCAGCCTGGGAAGGCTGGTCCAAAAACTCGGCTCGTATGGATGGCTCCGCTTCCTACGACAATTGTGGGCACGCGGTTCAGCAAACCAGTCATGGCAGCGCTTTCGCGCAGGCGACCATTCACTTGGGGGCTTCGCGGGTTTGAGAGAGCGGCTATCGTCTCAGAGCTCGAGTCGAGATACCGATACGTCTACTCGCTAGATTTTAGCAAGTTTGACTCAACGGTTCCTGCTCGGATGATTGATGATGCATTCCGCGTGGCACGGACGCATCTAATTTTGTCTGAAAAGGATAAGGCTGTGTGGCACAGATACGTGAACGACTTCATCCACTCGCGTATCATCGCTCCAGATGGACACGTTTATCAGAAACACAAGGGCGTACCTAGCGGTAGTGCGTTCACGTCTGTCATCGACAGCATTGTGAATTTGATACTTGTCTCTTACATGTGGCGAAAGCTCACCGGGCATTCACTACCACATGACCGACTGCTGGTGATGGGTGACGACGTCATCATAGGTAGCAATACCTACCTAACTAAAGGGCAGCTTGCGCAAGCAGCTTCGGATCTGGG